TACTCCTCAGAGGGCAGAAGCTTTCCAGGACCTCAGCGAGCTCCCGCAGGGCGTCTACGGCCTTGATGCTGTGGCCCTGGATCACCAGCTCGCCGTCGATGTACATGCCCTTCCAGTCGCCGCTGTCACTTGAAACAAAATGGATTGTGACCACGCTCAGCCCTCTTGATGTACTCAATGATCCGATCGCGCTTCATTTCGGTTGAATGGCCGTCCCAGGGACTGTCCTGGCGGGGCAGCCGCGTGAGGACATTTTCGCCAGGCCGGTAAGCGATCCAGTTCCGAACTGCAGCTTCATGTTCAGGAACGTGGTAGGAGATCTGTCCGGCGGGCAGCTCGATATATAACACTGGCCACTCCGGTTCCTCTCTGTGCAGCCAGACGCCAGCGGGCCAACCCAGCTCCCAGGCCATGCAGACTGCCAGCATGGCGAGCAGGTTGCGGTCTGTATATACGTCGTTGAGCTTCTTCTGACCCTCGTCGATCTGGTTCGCCAGTTTGGAGATCAGCAAGAGCAGGCTGCCGTTCGGGAACGGAAAAGGATCTTTGGCGAACTGCCTCGCTATCTCAATCGCCTTCTTCTCCGTCTCGCTCACCATCAACATTCATGCCTCCTGGATAAAACCGTTTGCAGATACCGTTGTCTTTCAGCACGCCAAGCAGCCCCCTGGCGAGGATTTCGATCAGGTCTTCGTCGTGCTCTTTGACCCCCCGGTCATCCAGGACAGCATGGATGACCTCGTGCAGCAGCGTGACTTCTTTGGCCTGGTCACCCAGGCCTGCTTCGATTTCGATCAGGCCGTCCTGATAGTGGATCAGGCCGGAGAACATCGCCCCGTCACTGTTGAGGTTGGGGACTTCTTCGATCCTGTAAATGATGGGCCCGACCTTCACTTCACCGACTAACGTCCCCATAAGCCCCTCCGCAAAAGGCGCCAGATAATCAGATACACGCTCATGTCGCACAGGCTGTCTTCCAGACTTTCGTTTTTGGGTTCCTCGGCCACTTTGAAGCGGAAGAAGGGGACCACGATCAGGAAGCCGGCCCGGCGGATGATCTTCTGCACACCCTCCCAGAAATCCAGGAAGAGCTTCAGTGTAGGGGAGTAGCGCCCGTCTGAGGCCACGACCTCGATGCCGTTCAGGTTCATAATACGCACGGCCTTATCCCAGACGCGCGTGGCGAGGCCGACCTCGCCTGGACCGAGAACGTTGGCGGGGGAGTAGTCGGCGTTTTTGTCCAGATGCACACGGTACATCTGCATGATGATGTCCATGAAACCGGCCGACTGCTTCGGGAACTTGACTTCCGTGGGGTGTCGTTCGGGCAGATCGGGGTAGTAGTAGATGGGGATCTTGCGCTGTTTTGCAAAGGCGATCTCCATCAGCGTCCCCTCGCTCTCCTGGTGGTTCGGGGCGACCACCATCGCGTCGCAGCGGGCCAGAATAACAAGATCGCCCTTGAGGTATGTCTCATCGGACACGTCGCACACATCCTCAAAGTGGGCGGTGTTCGTGTGCGGGCAGATTACGGCGTGACCCTTCTCCCACAGCTCGATGGCGATCTCGCGAGCTGCGGCGATATTCTTGTCCACATCGCCTCTGTAAGGGCCGGCAACGTAAACCAGCATGGTATGAGCCTCCTATCTTTCGACGTCGAAAACTACCAGCGCCGGCTGCGAGCAATGCGCGAGCGCCCCGTGCGGCTGGGGTAGTTGTTCTTCTTCGGTTGTGAGTTGATCGTGATCGGGGACGGGGCTGAACGGGCCAGGAAGGAAAGCTGCGCCCAGGTCATCACCAGGTCCTGTGGGATTTTTTTGTCATCCTCCCGCGTGTACGTCCCAGCCTGGCGGATTAGCCCTTTGATGGGCGGGACCCGCCATAGGTGATTGGAGATGTCATAGGCCAGGTTGTTCAGCATACCGTCTTTGTCTGCGGCGAAGTTGATCCGGTCCGTCTGGATGCCCTGATTGGTGTAGGCAATCTCGTCAACCCACTTCTGCGTGCCTGTTGCGTCGATACCTCTAAGGACAGGCGAATACTTCTCAATGGCATACTTGTACGAACTCAAAAACGGGCTTATCGAACCTCGACCGGATACCCAGTGGAAATACACCAGCTTGTAGGGCTTTTCGGTGACGTCGGCCACCATCACGCCCGCAGCCCCGCGCCCCGGATAGTTCTCCGAGCCTGGATCGCCGGCCAGAACATAGGTGCGGCCGGGCTGTACGGGGAGCTCGAAGCGTGTAATACCGTGCCGGGGGTCCTCGACCACTTCGTAGCCTGGCTTGGGTTTTTCCTTAGGATCTTCGGGGTTTAGAGCGATATATGCGGCGTCATACATGGACTGATCGACGCAGGCATTGACATGGCCGACCGGGAACAGGGAGGCGCCGTAGTCGGGGAAGTGGCCGCCGAGCTCAACGTCGATCATTTCCGGCGGGTACTCCGCCTTCATGGCCTCGATCTGCTCTTCGGTCAGCATGGTGTTGTCCCATGTCGCCAGGCGCATGGAGCGGTACTTTACCAGGTCTTCCATCCCGCTCCCCTTCCAACCTTTGTCAAAGCGTTCTTTGAGCCACACCGCCATTGTGGGCGATGTCGTGGTATCGAGCCGCGCCATACGCTTCGTACCGTCCAGACGTGAGCCGCGTAAACGGCCGCGCAGCACTTTGGAGATGTAGCCCACGAGGTCCAGGCCGCATTCGTCGAAGTTGATGCGGTCGTATTCAAAGCCGCGTATGAAGCGGGCGTCCAGGCCCGACGTCCTGAACTCCCACTCGGAATAGTTTTTGAAACGGATGACGGGGTACGGGCGCAGGTCGATCTTTTCAATCAGGTGTTCGAGCCTGGGGTTCCCTTCAATCCACCCCATTGCCATATTGAACGGCAGCTCGGCCTGCATCTGGGTCACAGAGGTGTTGAGCGCCCGGAAGTAGGGGATGGTAATGCAGTCGATCAGGTAAGAAGCAGCCACCATCGTGGTCTTGCCGGTGGCGATCCCGGCCACGACGGTGGTGTTGATGGTCGGGAAGTGGTGCCAGGCATACTGATAGGGCAGAGGCGTCCACTCCCGCAGATACCAGCGGGTTGCCAGGTGGAAACCACGCACCTCCCGCCGCGCCAACGGGAGGATTTTGCGGTCTCCGTCAGTCAGTACGGTCATCAGATCATGGTGAAATCCTCCTCAAGATCCCACGCCGCTGCAGTAGCGTGGTTAAAGAAGCAGAGCGGCCATTCTGCCGCCCCGCCAAAACGATTTTTTAGAAATTCCGTGAATTTAGGACAAATTCTGGTTAATTATGGCAAATTCTCGCCTTTTGCCAGCCAACGGGCTGCAGCCAGCAGCCGTCCGATGGCATGGCGCCGGCCTTTGGAAGAAAGAGAAACTCCCTGTCGTAGTGGCCGCACCGGGGGCATTTGAGCCCCCTGGACCCGATGGGCTTCACGGCGTCCCAGATGAAGCCGCACTGGTCGCACTCCATGTCTTTATATTTCCCCCAGCCCTGGCCCAGGGGCGGCTCGTCGTAGTAGCGGTCCGTGAGCTCCAGGAGTTCAAGGATACTCATAGTGATAGTATTGGGATAAGATGCCACGCAGCTCCTCCTTCGATATGGCTCCGGCGTGAGCCAGCTGGTGGTGACGGCGGCAGAGAGTAATCATATTCTCGCGAGTGTCGTCCCCGCCGGCTCCCCTGTGGTCGATGTGGTGGACGTCTTTCCCTGCCGAACAGGGGCCGAACTGGCCGGGACGGGCCAGACCGATCATACAGCGCCCGTCCCGGCGATTTCGTACGTAATCCACGGCCTCCCGGTCAACAATTCTACTGATTTTTGGTGCGGGCCGGAAGGTTCTATTCATTATACCTCCGAAAGAACACTCGTTCTAGTCCAGTTTGAGCTCTTTCGCATAACCTGTAGCTCCCAGGCAGGTCTCAGCTTCGTTACGGGGATCTCGTGGCAGGGATAATCACGAGTTTCGTTCACCGGCGCGTTGAGAACGTCCTCTTTGTAGGCATAGCCCAGGACGGTGGCCTGGCGGGCCTGCAAATCAACAGCGGTCAACAGGACCACGTCCGCCTTGACCCGCTTCTCGCGGGGCCACTGCAGATACCGATAAGCAACTTTGGGCGTCATGTGCGTCGCCTTGACGTCGATGTTGATGCCGTGCCAAACCAGATCGACGCCGTGATCGAAATTCTCGTGCAGGTCCTCAGGAAGTCCGAGGAAGCGGCGGGCCGCCAGTTCTCCGGCGGCCCCAAGAAGCTCGATTTCTTCACCGTACCGATAGACATGCCGGGGAGTTTTGTTGCTGGCGAGCCGGTTGGCTGCCACCTTCTGGAGATAGCTCCAGTCCCCGGCCAGGTTCATCCTTCAGCCTCCCCGATCTCTGCGCTGAGGACGACCGGCTTCTGCGTATTCATCAGGTAAACGCACGCCTCGATCACGTCCTCTAGTAGTTCATCCGTCACCTCAATGCCAACCGCTTCTGCAAATTTCCGTAAGCCGACCACAGCCAGCTGTTTCTTTCTGGCCCCGTCGTAGCCCAACCGTTCGCCCACCTGTTCGAGTTTGTGGACGATGATCGAGGCCCGCATCATCAGGCGGTCGAACTCGGCCTCGCCCACTTTGGCCCGGACCAGCGGCTGCAGCATTCGCACGGCGACGATTAAACTCGCAAAGACGCCAATGACCAATGCCGCAAACAAATACATGTTCACGTCACCCATGCGCATCTCCTTACCGAAATATAGGAATGTAACAGCTATGTTCTAATTGTAGCACAAATGTTCCAGTCGGTCAAGTGAAAAGCCCCAGGA